GGCGCGGCTTCGGCCACCGGCGATCGGGGCGCGGCTTCGGCCACCGGCGATCGGGGCGCGGCTTCGGCCACCGGCTATCAGGGCGCGGCTTCGGCCACCGGCACTCGGGGCGCGGCTTCGGCCACCGGCGATCAGGGCGCGGCTTCGGCCACCGGCACTCGGGGCGCGGCTTCGGCCACCGGCTATCAGGGCGCGGCTTCGGCCACCGGCTATCAGGGCGCGGCTTCGGCCACCGGCGATCGGGGCGCGGCTTCGGCCACCGGCGATCGGGGCGCGGCTTCGGCCACCGGCACTCGGGGCGCGGCTTCGGCCACCGGCGATCGGGGCGCGGCTTCGGCCACCGGCGATCGGGGCGCAGCTTCGGCCACCGGCATGCATGGTGCAGCCTTCACGTCTGGCAAGGACGGTAAGGTCATGGGTTCCGTTGGCGTCACGCTTCATGCTGATGAGCGTGGAGAATGGGATGGTCGAGGCTACCCAGCAGTTTCAACAGCATCCGGCATCGTAGGCAAAGACGGGATAGAACCTGATGTCTGGTACGTCTGCCGTGGCGGCAAGCTTATCCCTTGCGTTGCAGAGTAACCACAATGGGTCCCTACGCCGCCTGCGCCGTCGCGCTGACCACCAAAACCAGAACCGACATCGTGAAGATGTCCTCTCTTTCATCCCTCGCCTTCGCCATAGCTGGCGTTGTCGTTCTCTTCTTCATCGGCTGGGCTTCCTCGCATGCTTACGAGGTTTCCCGCCAGCAAGCTCAAATCGAGGCTGTATGATGACCAGAAGCGAAAGTGATCTGCGGGCAGGCATTCGAACTGCCCTATCAATCTTCAGCAGCCTCATGAACGAGGTTCGAAACGAAACAAAGCAACCGCGTCGATCCTACCTGATCAAGGAAGCAAGACGGACGATAGAGCGGGTGCGCTGGTACAGGGAAAGGCTGGCATATTATGACGCCGACGTTTTGCAGAGAGTGCGATAACGTCGCGGAAGAAACAAGGCGGCGAAATCCCACGCAATGGCTGTGCATGAGGCACAAACGAATGGAGGGACAGGGCTTCGTAGATCCTGACTATTGGACAAATGAAGAGCCCTATCTCAGGTGCAAAGATGTCAATGGTGGGGCTTGTCCCCTTTTTAAACCCCGTAGGGAGATAGAGTGATGGCACTCAAGGTTACGAAGTCAGACGAAATAATCAAGGTAGAGACCATTTGTCTGACTATCTATTCGCAGCCAGGGCTTGGGAAAACCAGCCTTTCCTTTACCGCCTCACGCCCCCTTTTGCTTGATTTTGACAAGGGCGCACATCGCGCCGTCAATCGGAAAGATACCGTTCAGGTCTCAGACTGGAGAGACGTGGCATCGATTACCGCAAGCGATGTCGCCGGCTATGATACGATTATCATAGATACGGTTGGAAAGGCGCTTGATGTTCTGTCGCAGGACATCATTCGTGGAAACTCTAGACTTTCACATGGCGGCGCATTGAGCCAACAAGGATGGGGTCAGCTTGGCGTACGGTTCTCGGCCTTTCTAAAGCTTCTTAGGGGATTTGGGAAAGATGTCGTCCTGATCGCTCACATGGACGAACAGAAGGACGGCGATTCCATCAAGGAGCGCCTGAAAATCTCCGGAGGCTCTAAAGATTTGGTTCTTACTGACAGCGACGTGATCGCTCGGATTTCCATCATCAGTAAGCAACGGTATCTCGTCTTTTCTCCTACGGAAACAGCGTTTGGAAAAGACCCGGCTGGCATCGGTGAAATGCAAATACCGGCTTCATCGTCGTCTGACTATGAGAACTGCCTTGGGCGTATCATTGCCGAAATAAAGGGGCGTCTTAACGAGCTTTCAGAAGACCAGGTTCAGCATAAAGCTGAGGTGGATTGGTTTGCAGAAACCCTCCCGAAAGTCACCAACGCGGAAGGCATTAACCAGCTTGTCGAGAGAGCGAAAGCTGGTGGAAAGGATATCGGCAAAATGCTGCATGAACGAGCATTAGCTATCGGGTTGTCCTTCGATAAGGCGGCTGGTCAATACGTGCTTCAGAAGGAAGCGGCATAATGAGCGGTTCAGTTAACAAGGTGATCATTATTGGTCGAGTTGGAGCCGATCCAGAAATTCGCCGTACTCAGGATGGTCGCCCGATCGCCAATCTTCGCGTAGCAACATCAGAACAATGGCGTGATCGCAACACAGGCGAGCGCAAAGAAAAGACGGAATGGCACAGCGTCGTCGTGCTCAATGAAGGCCTTGCGAAGGTCGTGGAACAGTACGTCAAAAAGGGCGCGTTGATCTATGTGGAAGGCCAGCTCCAGACGCGGAAATGGCAAGACCAGAATGGCAATGACCGCTATAGTACGGAGGTCGTTCTAGGCGCATTCAATTCGACGCTTACGATGATGGACGGGCAGAAGAACGACGGTGATAAGCCGAAGCAGCAAGCGTCAAAGCCACGCCAACAGAACATGCGCTATGGCGATGACGAAGCTAACAGCTACGGACGCCAGCCGAACGACTACAGCGACATGGATGACGAGATTCCGTTCTGAGGTGTAGCATGTTCAAGCAGACTTTCTACCTCATAAGCGACAGGGTGAAGAGCAACGCGATTAAAGCTTTGCAGGATGCCCCGAGCGGATACATTGTGACTATTTCAGAGCCGAGACGCAGCCTAGACCAGAATGCACACTTCCACGCGCTTATTTCAGACATCGCAAAGTCTGGATTGAAATGGGCAGGCAAAGAGCGAAGCGTTGAAGATTGGAAAGCGCTCATGGTCTCGGCTCATGCGGTAGCGACAAAAGAGGCCGGAGAAGTGGTCCCAGGAATTGAGGGCGAATTTGTGGCTATCCGCGAAAGCAGTGCCCGAATGTCGGTAGCAAGAGCAACATCACTGATTGAATACACACTGGCATTCTGTGCCAATCACGGAATCCAGATCAACGAAACGAGAAAGAGCGGATGGGCAGCATGAACCTCTTCAAACGCATGGCGGCTCGCATCAAGGCCCGCAAGGAATACAGCGCAAAGCATGCTGAGTTTGACCGACGTATTGAGCAAGCAAGATCAGCGCATAAGCGCGTCAAGCCGATCATGGAAGAGCGGGAACAGTTCGTCCTCGACAAGTTGCGCGGTCAGGTCACGAACGATGATGTTCGGCGCATTCTGGAAGGAAAGAGACATGGCTGAGAATTCTGGAATTTCATGGACGCGGCACACCTGGAACCCATGGATGGGTTGCACCAAGATCAGCCCAGCGTGTGACGGATGCTATGCCGAAGCGCTGATGGACAAGCGATATGGGAAGGTGCAGTGGGGGAATGCTCCGCGCGTCCGCACCGGCGCTCACACATGGAACGATCCGCTCCGCTGGCAGCGTCAAGCGGAGAAGGACGGGGATCGTCCGTTCGTCTTCTGCGCAAGTCTCGCTGACATCTTCGACAACCAGGTCGATCCGAAATGGCGGGCAGATGCATTCGAGGTAATGCGCAAGACGCCTCGTCTTGTCTATCTACTGCTGACCAAGCGACCTCAGAACATCGTCAAGCTTTCCGAGGCGGCCGGAGGACTGCCCGAGAATGCAGCGCTCGGCACGACGGTCGAAGACCAGCAACGTGCTGACATCAACCTGCCGGCGCTTTCCGTCGCCAAGATCGAACTGAAGCCGCTTTTCACATTCGGTTCGTTCGAACCGCTATTGGGTCCGGTCATCATCCCAGATGCATTCATGCCGGATTGGATCATCACAGGCGGAGAGACCGATCAGGGCGGTCACAAGGCGCGACCGACGCATCCTGACTGGTTCCGCATGTTGCGTGACCAAGCAGCGACGGCAGGTGTTGTTTTCCACCACAAGCAGAATGGAGAGTGGGTTCCATTGCAGGAAAGCGACGGCGAATGGCCGACTGATCTGCCGGGTTTTTGCCGCCTGTTGCCAAACGGTGTTCGCGCCAATGACGGATGGCCTATGCAGAAGGTTGGCAAGAAGTTCGCCGGACGGGTACTTGATGGCATCACCCACGATACTTTCCCGGAGGTGTCCGCATGACCCCTGACAACGCAAAGGCCTACCGCATTCTCGGTCTATCCGCATTCATCATCGCTCTTGCGGTGGTGGCTGCGGTGACAGTGGGGGTGGTCTAAGATGGCTCTGCAAGACCACTACAAGAGCAATTATGGCGCGTGGGCCGGGAACATCAACGGCAACAAGGCAGACTTTCAACGTTGCTGCGAAGAGGTCTATTCCTCTGAGCGTGGATGGTCTCGATTTTCACAATGCGCGCGCAAGAACGGTTACGGCCCTGACGGAGCGTATTGCAAGATCCATGACCCCGCTTACGTTGAGGCCAAGACGAAGGCCCGTGAAGATAAGTGGGCAACTGAACGTGAGATATCGCGCCTGAAATATCAACTTCAAAGCGCCGCTCCGATCATGCTCGACATCATCCGTCAGATCGCCAAGGGCCACAATGATCCGCGCCAGATTTGCGCTGCCTTCCTTCGCGAAAAGCAGCTTGAGGAGGAGTGATGGCTTTCGCGATCAAGAAATCCGCCCCCGTTCATTTCCCCAAGGCCAAGCCGGCGAAGAAGGCCGACTATCTGTCCTTCCTGCATCGTCTCCCTTGCGTTGTGACGGGCCGGAGACCGGTGGAGGCCGCCCACGTCAGCTTCAAGGCCCCTCAGTTCGGGGCATACGGACGCGGGAAAGGACACAAGGTTTCAGACCGTTGGGCACTTCCAGTTTGCTCGGATGCCCACGCTGACCAGCATAAGCACAACGAGGAAGACTGGTGGCTCAACCTGGGAATCAATCCTCATCTCGTGGCGCTCATCATATGGGGTCTCTGGACCGAATACGGAGATGAAGCCGAGACCTTCGCAACCGCAGTCATCAATCAGCAGCTCGCCGCCCGTGGCGCGCTCCGGGAAAGGGAATGACCATGGAAAACAGAGAGCAAGAGATAATCGATGCCTATATTCGCGGAGCGAGTTGGAGTGTTGAGAGCAAGGGCGACCATAAACTTCTTGTGAAAGCAGCGTGCGACTATGCCGACAAGACGATGGGCGATCAGACCACGGACGAGGCGCTGATAACGCAGATCTCGGACTTCCTTTGTGAGCGCGATGAACAGACGTCACAGGCCGAACGCGATGAAGGCGAACGCGAGGCGAGCGCATGGGCCATCATGGAGATGGCAAGACGCGCCGCCCTTGCCGCCGCACCGAAGGCGGATGGGGTACGGGTGAAGGCGCTGGAATGGAGCGATCAAGGTTCAACCTTGATCGCCCAAACAGCATTTGGTGGGTATCAGATTGATCGGTTCCCCAACAATGGGTTTGGTCCTTTCCATATTTTGCATGGGGATAGTTTTCTTTCCCACGCAGACACCCTCGAAGCCGCCAAAGCCGCCGCGCAAGCCGACTATGAAGCTCGCATCCTATCCGCAATAGAGGCCGCACCGAAGGCGGAGCAAGAGCCGTTGAAACCGATTGGCAGAATGTGCCTTGGCTGCGGATCGTCATGGGACGACAAGCGGCTAGCGCAAGAAAAGGCGAAGAACCCGAAGCTCCTGTCGTGCTGCCCCGAACGAAATATGGTTGATGTCTACGACTCCCCCGTCTCCACCGACGAGGTGAAGCGGCTGCGGGAGGCGCTGATGGTGGCAACGGCCAATCTGGCGGCAGCAATCAGCGCCTACGATAAATTCCGTAGGACAGGAGCTACGGGTGACGCACTCTACACAACGCGCATTGCCGATTTTAACAGGGCGCTTGCGCAGTCCCGCGCCGCCCTGAAAGGAGACCGCGCATGAAACTCTCCGAACTCATTGCGAAATACGGTGATGACAAGGTTCAATTCCAGAACCTTGATCAGTGCATCGACACCATCAAGTACGACCATAAGAAGGGAACGAAGATCACATTCGGAACCGATGTTGGGGTTAATGAAAGTGGAATGGAGAAGCTTGGCCTTATCGTTTGGTTTGACCGCGAAGAGGCGGCAAAGGTCATCGCACAATCAAAGAGAGGTGGCGCATGACCGACAACAAGTACCACGCGCAAATGCTGCGAAACATGGCCGCCGACGGCGATGGATATTTTTCGCAGCACGACAAGCAAAGACTGATAGAAGCCGCCGACGCCCTCGCCACCCAAGCCGCACGGATCGCGGAGTTGGAGGAGGAGGCGGCTGGCTTTGAAAAGCTTCGCGTGTCGATAATCAATCGAGGCGAAAAGGAGCTTCTGAGGCTGGAAGACAAATTCGCAGCGGAACACGTTCGGGCCAATGCCGCCGAAGCCCGCATTGCCGAACTGGAACGCCAGCTTGCCGACCTCAAGAAAGAGGCAGTGGAGGCGACTTGCGCCCTACGCGAAGTATACCAACGTTGGCGAGACGGGTATGCATTTGATGAAGACAGTTATGCCGATCAAGAACTAAACGACCGCGCCGCCCGCGCCTTCCGTGACAAGCTGGAAGGGCGGGGAATGAGTGAGACAATTGAAAAGAACCCGGAGCGCATCTGGCTGCAAAGTTACGAAGACACTCAAGCGCTAGATCAAGATCGCCTTTGGTGCGAAGACAAGGTTTGGCCCGAAAACCCAGACGATCACGAGCCCACGCAATATGTCCGAATAGACCTGTTCAACTCCGCCATCTCCACAGCCCGTGAGGAAGGCTACAAGGCGGGGCTGGAGGAAGCGGCGAAGGCCATTGAGCTTGAAAATGCAAATGGGCTTGAGCGGCAGATTTGCTGCGACGGACAAATGTGCGGATGCCGCGGAAGCACTGTTGGCGAATACGCTGCTCACGTCGTCCGCGCACTTAAGGAGAAGCCATGATCATGGGTAAGCACACATTGGATGCCGCCCGTCGCCAAGTTGAGAAAGAGCTTAAACCATTGCGCGATGCGATTGAAAACTCTTCAGGCAAATGGAAACTTCCGCAGGACAAGGATCGGAAAGCCATGACCATGCTAGACGAACTAATTTCCCGCCTGGAGAAGGCGGAAAACGGAAGCCGGGAGTTGAACCGCGCGATACACGAGGCAACAAACAAACCGCTTCGGCCCGGCTTTCAGTTTGGGCACATTCCTAAATACACCGAATCTCTTGACGACGCAGTTGCCTTTGTCGAGCGCGTGTTGCCCGATTGGCAGTATGGCGTTGAAATATGGCGACCTGCAAATGGCGGCTGCGTTGCGTGGGTGGCTCCAAACATGGAAAGTCGCAGGACACGCGGCGCAACTCCAGCACTCGCCCTCGTCCTAGCCGCCCTCAAGGCCATGAAGGCAAATGAGGTGTGAGATGGCAATTGAGATCGACGCAGATTTCAAGATCGATACGCGCAGGGTGGATTATCGAGATCCGCAAAGCGCCGTCGCCGCATTGGTGCAAATGCCGTCGTATCTAATCGATGGCTATAGCCTTGCGAATGCTGTCATGAAAGATTGGCGGCCTTCCCGTCGCGCCGCCTTGGAAGAGGTGAAGGGATGACGACGGCAGCCATCGTGAAGCAGACAAGAGCCCGTGCCAGCGAGAAGGCTATCGAGGCCGTGCTTACGGCTGCGAAACGTGCTGGCTACCCTGTGCAGAAGCTGTTGATACACGGTGGACAAGTTGAAGTCCAATTCGGTCATGTTGAAGCAGCGAACGACGACGCGGACGATGAAGGCCTCAAACAATGGTGAGGCCTTCCATGAAAGTGAATTATCCTGGCTTGATAAAAGAGCCCCTGCCCTCTGGGCAGTTTCGTTATCGCGTTCGAGAGCGTGGGAACCCGAAAAACCGAATCCGCATTTATTGCGGTCCTACAGACGAGGATTTCACTCGGCAATACACGTTGGCAAGGCTTGGAGAACAGCCAAAGCCGCTGGTCAAGGCTGCGGCGGTCGCCAAACCAAAATCAATAGGTTGGCTGGTAAACACCTACTTCGACCACCTCGAAAAGCTGGTGGCGAATGGATCATCTAGCGCTAAGACGCTCAAGAAAAAGCGTAACCTTCTGAACCGTCTTCTAAGCGATCCTGACCGGGTGATGCTCATCCCAACAGAAAAGCTTCAGGAAATGCACGACGAGATGATCGAAACTCCCTCTCAAGCGGATGCTTTGATTGAGGCGATCGGGGTCATGTATCAATGGGCAAAGAAGCGAGGGTTCGTCAAATCAAACCCTGCTTCGGGTGTTGAGCGAACCTATGTGAAAGGGACCGGCGCGATACCGTGGCAAATTGCGGACGTGAAGAAATTCATGTCCTGTCACCTGCCCGGATCGAAGGCCCATTTATCACTGACCATCCTGATCTGCACTCTTTGCAGGATCGAAGATCTGACCATTTTGGGCAGAAAGCACGAAACCGTCATAGATGGCGTCCAAATGCTTCGATGGACGCCAACGAAGAAAGGCTCCTCCGAAGTGATCATCCCTCTCCTTGAGCCGCTGCGGGCCGCTGTGAAGGCGCAAAAGGTGGTTGGGGAAACTTACGTGCTTGGTAGAGGCGGAAAGCCGTTTTCGTCGGGCGATTCCATGTCTGCCATGTTCAAGCGCTGGTGCGTTGATGCTGGGCTCCCTCACCTATCCGCTCATGGCGTGCGCAAGGGTGGCGCTGAGTTCTTGGCCGAACAGGGTTGCAGCCAGTATGAGATCATGGCGATCATGGGCCACTCTGAGGCCAAGACAAGCGAGGTCTACACCAAGCGCGTGGCCCGTGGTAAGCTGGCTGCATCGGCCATGTCGAGGTCAAGCCTGTCCCACGGTTGGTTCGCCGATGAAAAATAG